CATCCTGCAGATGAAAATGCCCCAGGAAATCGAGCACATCGCAGAAGATTGGTCAATGCAATGTATTCCGGGGTCTCCACCAGGTCTATGCAGAGAATTTAAACATTTAACTGGTGATTTAAAGAAATTAACTTTAGAAAGATCACATCACATTGACGAACAACAATTTGCTTTTGTTAATAACTTAGTTGATTGGTCTGAGTATGTAATTGAAAAAATAATTGATTAAACTCCTGTAGTTAAACCACTCCAAACTGTACTTGCATTAGTATCAGGATTAATAAAATTCTGTTGACCAGCACCTAAATCAAATGCAGTTGCAAATGATTGCGCATTTGATATACGAATGGTTCTTCTAAACTTCATAGCTTGAAACTTCTGAACTCTTTTAGTTACATAACCATAAGCAACATCTGATGTACTAATGTCAGCAGCAGTTGTGCTGTTAGTACCATTTACTACTTGACCTTTGCTAATCACAAGCATATAATAAGTTACGCCTGGCATAGCAGCATATCTATGCATATCTTCATAATCTAGCATTTTATTCATATAATTAATGTAATTATACTTCTGAGATACTCCAGGTGTCAACTTAAAAGTCTTCTTATCAACCACTCTCCACCATTTCTTAAAATCTTTCTTCTTGTATGGTCTGTCACCAATTGTATATGGATTAACAGCCAAATTGGTAGTACCAGTTACAAGAGGATCATCTGTTAAGGCAGGATCTTGCAAATTAGCAGCAATTTCAGCATTACTATTGCATTTTATCCACCATTGCCATGGATCAGTAAACACAGAACCAGCAGTTTGATCATTATTCGATATCAACCTGTTAGGTGTCAACATAATCACTTCAAACTCAGCTGTAGTGTTTGACATGTTAGTAAAGGTTTGATTAAAAGAAACATAATGTTGTTTAATCTTAATGCCTGACTTAGACCAATTAGAAACATCATCGGAGTCAGGAATGATAGATGGAGATGCACCTGCAGTACCATTAGTAAATTGAGGAACAGTATACACATCCCTCAATTTTCTAACACCATAACTAACAACATCATCAACACTTTGCATATTCACTTGCAAAACATGCTGCAATCCATCAAACCCTAACTTACCAGTAGTTCCAGTACCATAATCCATCGGATACATTGAAGAGGTGTTAAGACCTCCACGCTTCATATGCTCAACATAATAAGCAGGAAACTCAACATTTGCAAGTTTCTGGCCAAATGTTTTTGTAGGTTTCTTTTGTCCTACTTTAGTATTTAAAGTTTGGTTATATCCTTCACCAACTTGAGACGAAGGAAACAACTGACGTCTAACACGCTTTAAGCGACGCGTAGATTTGCTTCTGCGTAAAGGTTTGAAAGGTCTAACAGGCATTCTTTAATTAATTAATTAAATTATGTTAAAAGTCCGCTAACAACTCATCCAACATTGCACCAAAATCTTCTTCTTCAGATCTTGGTCGTTTGTCACCAACTTGAGGAGGTGGAACAAACGTTGGTGCATACTGTTCCGGTTGAGGCGGATCAACGTGCCCTCCGAACAATTCAAAAGGCACAAAACCTTCAACATAAGGTTCATTTACATGCACTATCTTAAATCTACGATAAATCGCGTCCCTGGTTGGTGCATCTAACCAAATTTCATCAGGGCGGTATTGCGATGTTACAATAATAGTGGATGGTCTAATACACATTCCACCACCTTTATTTTCACAAGTAAATGCATATCTATCCGCCCAACGCTTTAAATAATGAAATAAACACGCGTGGGTAGGATCAAAATCATCTAACAAAACATGCTTTTCACCTTGGTATCCATCCCACCACTTATTGATGAGTTTGTCAAACATACCAGGCCATAAAGCTCTTGCCATTCTAGACTTGCCAATGCCAGACTTGCCATGAATCCAAACCCCGCACACATCATTAAGATCAGCCGGTTTGTTCATATAATCTTTCTTTATGGCAGTTAAGGATTTGTAACAACGGATAAAGATATCACCAGGAATATCTTCCAATGTTCCATCCATGGCCATTCGCTTCGCTTCTTCGTATCTTTCAACTTCCATATCACCTTTTTCCTTTTGGGAAAGCGGCGGAGTGCCTTTTTGAAAGATAATCGCGTTTTTGCCAAAATTAGGGCCATCAATACCATGATCTTCCCATTCTTGGTGGGATTGATCTCCTTTCTTGCAATAATCCATTGCCTTTTCCATATGACGGCAGATTTCTAAATGAACACGTTCAGGAAAAAGCGACTTCACGCCATTAAACACTCTAGGGTTCTTAAAATACACAAATCCTTGGAGGTGAGGAGTGCCAGAGGCACCAACTTCCTTACCGTACACAAGGTACTTACATTCGATGGAATTCACCTTTTCGACCTCTTCAGGGGTCCAATTGTTCAGGGTGAATACCCAATCTCTTCTTTTAACGTTTTCTCTGTCCATCTTTAAGTTGTTGTTTTCAGTTTGTAGCTGGTATTGTTTTATGTGAAAGAACTTACCTACCAAAATACTGCTTTTCTGCGTCCTGGAAAACAACAAAAAACGGTTCCCAGACTTTTATATTAGGAGAGCGTCCCAGATTCTCGGAACACTAGGTCTCTGGTAATACTATGCAGAGACCCTGTGTTCCGTCACTATCCTAGATCTCATGGCACAGTGCCACGCGAGATTTGCCCCCCCCAACCCCCCAAGGGGGGAGGTCTTTTTCACGATATGTATCAGTATATTTTTAATACCATGTCGGATCAATCCTACTGTGATTATCATAATATTATTCATTGTAACTGGATTATGTGTCCACGTTGCTTTGATACTTTACTTTCGATATTACGCGCAAGTTGCACTACCAATCAGGTAAACCAAATTCTTCATATCCTTTTAGGTGATACAGGATGCCAGCAGTCACGAGATCAGCAAGAAGAGCAGCTCTCGACTTCTTGCGACGAAGATTCAGAGCAGGATCGCTCATGTCTAGAGCTTTCCGCTCCTTTAGACTCAACAGAGTTGCAAGAAGAGGGCCAATCGCATCCGGTTTTGGACGCATTCCAAGTATTCGACGAGTTCATCGACAATACTACAGACATCCTGCAGATGAAAATGCCCCAGGAAATCGAGCACATCGCAGAAGATTGGTCAATGCAATGTATTCCGGGGTCTCCACCAGGTCTATGCAGAGAATTTAAACATTTAACTGGTGATTTA